AGATTTACCAGGTCAGACTCATTTTCCACAAAAGTTGGAGTATCTACTGGTCCTTTTGCAAAAGGACCAACAATTGCTCCTATAGCCGCGGAGACAGAATCAACTCTACCTACTGTTAGATCAACTTCTCTAACTAAAATTCCAGGAGATGCTAAATTTAGTGGCATCTTATTTCTCCTAAAGGTCCAGAATTATTCTAAAAATATTTATTAAAAACATTATTTCCAATGGGGAATTAATGCGTGAATAAAATTACCAATCTGGATATGACCAGTTAATTAAACTATCTTTCTTTTTATTTTTATAAATTCTATTTTTTGTGCATTCTTTACACTCATAAGAATATGCTGAAGGAAATGTTCCTCGATCTTTACGAGTTAAATAAAAATCATCTATTAAATTTTTTACCTCTCCACACACTCTACATTTTCTATCAAAAAATAATAGGTGTTCTATTTTTATCTGGTCATCTAAATCCATTACCTATATTCCCACATATATGACCTGTCTCCATATTCATCTAAATGCCACCTATCACCATCGATATCGACAAAACTATGTTCATCAACACCATCTAAAATAAATCCAAATGGAGCCATATCTTGTTCAATTTGATTTTTCTGTTCCTCATAAATTCTTTTACGAACATCATTGTCCGTCATTTCTTTAAAGTAATCTTGAGCAACTAACCAGGAGAAAATAACAAGACACATCGCAAGGTCATCATTACAACCCTCTTCAGCCTCAAATGAGTTATGACGCTGTGCAAATGTTGTTAATTCTGATATGATGTCATAATCAATAGTCAATAACTTATCATCTTCCATTAAAGTCTTTAAGTTAGAGCATCCTAACTTTTTAACTGCGGCAGTCATTCTCACACCGAGTTGAGATTTCTTTCCACTAAATCCAGAACCAACTATTTGACCTGCTCGTCCTCTCATTGCACACATAAGAACATTATCATATTCTAGGTCAAAGTGAAGAATGTTTGCTACTTGATCTCCAATATCGTTAACTTCAATCAACAACCAAGCGTCATTGTATCCTTTAGCAACTTCGTATATAATACTGGGAAATAACATTGGTTTAATTTCATTATTTCGATATTTTGCTACAACTTTATATGGAAAGTTAGTAATATCAAAAACAATAAATGCCGAATAGTCATTACCCAATCCACGAGCAACATCAACTGTAATTAAATAATTATTTTCTTCCGTAGGATTTTCATATATGTCTAATCCTGCATTTTTTTTAATTGGATCTTCATAAACAAAGTTTCTTAACTTTGCTGAATTAATCAGTGTATTTGTAGAACCTAGAAACTCACACTCAAACTCAACTTTGAACTGTTGCTCACTTGTGTTAGCAATCGTCTGCTCCCTCCAGGTAGCGTCTCTACCAGGCACTTCGGACCAATGCACCTCAGTAGTTACATATTCGTTCTTGCCCCGTTCAGCGTCGTGCCACATACGGTAGAAGTGGTTCATACCTCGTGGCGTTGAAACAATAATTACCTTCGTGCTTTGTCCAGAAGAAATAGTGGGATAAACAGAGGCAAAGAAGTCATCAGCAATGTGATTTGGAATGAAAGCGAATTCGTCAAGAAAGATGACATTATAGGATCCGCCTCGGACAGCAGATGACGAAGTAGAGTTAGATGAAATTTTGGATCCATTTTCTAATTCCAGAGATCCTTTATTCCAAGATATAATACCTTGTTGCATCCACTTTGGTAAATTTTCATATGCAAGTTGCAATCTTCCAAGAAGATCTCTTGCTGTAGATGCTTTGTTTGCTAGAATAGCTATATTAACATTATCGTTAAAAACTGCATAGTGTAACAAATATGATACAACAGTTGTAGATTTACCGGTTTGACGCGGCATCTTGCAAATATTAAATCTATTCTTGTGAAAATTATTAATCAGTTTTTCTTGAAATGGATATAAATCAAATGGAACTAAACCATGATCCAGAGAAACAATTTTAATATAATTTTTAGAAAAATATACAGGGTCTTTCTTACACTTTAAAAACTCAATAATTTGATCTTCTGTAAATTCTATTGGAGTATTTGCTTTTTTGAGCAAAGGATTGCCCAAATAAACATCATTAGACATATTCATATTCTCTCTTTGAGTTCATAATGTAAAGTAATTTTTTTAGTTACAATTCCAGCGACGTAGAGCCTTATTAATTCTAGAATCTGGGTCTCTTGCAGTTTTTGCAGAGGTTAGTTTTGCTTTCATACCTTTCATACGACGGCAAAAGGACTTGCGACGATCAGCCCTTTTGCCAGTAGGCTTTTTTTCGGTTACTGCGGTTTGAAGTTTTGAACCTGGATTTTCACGACGATAAGCATCCACTGTTGATTGACTTAATCCATCAACTCCATCTTTACGATTTTTTTCTTGCCAATCTTCCAGTAATTCTGAAATCTGTAGTTCAAATCTCCAATTAGAGAATCCTTCTTTCTTTACACAGTTTGGATATCTTTTTCCAAACATCGTCTTCATTCCTTTTTTTTTGTAACCAGGCCAGCACTTTTCATCAAGTTGTTCATCTTTAGATCCACTTAGATTCAGTGGTTCTGGTTCAATAATATTTGTGGTTTCAATATCAGTTGGAAAGAAATCATCTCTCCAATTAGAAAGCACATATGCCTCACTCTTATTACCCCAGTTAGCAGCACCTACCTTACGGCATTTCACCAGTGCTCCAGAGGCATATGCAGAGGGCCAGACACTATATCTTGACTTGACCTTATGATAACAGGCATCCTTTGTGCCACTACCTTTACCCTTTTTGTCTGATTCTTCGTTCATTTCTCCACTATCAACGTAATCTGCTGCTGTATCTATATAGTCAGCGGCTTTCGTGATTTTTGATTGCACCCATGCTTCTACGTTTCCTTCACCCTTTGCCATTTTTTTTCTCAGTCTCTTGGCAGCACCAATTATAGTAGATAGTTCTGAACGAGCCATAGAATACTCGTGATCTCTTGTCTTTGACACTGCTGGGCACTCCTCATTTCCGTGACATGGGCAATATGTGCCCTTTTTAGTATTATTACAATTATTTTTTTCAATTAAATTATATTGTAAATCTTGTCCTACTTTATGAGTTAAAATTATATTATTTGTTAATTCAAAATAATCAGATAAGTTTATATCTTCTTTACGTGTTTTTCTCTTCCGTCTTTTTTTCTTTGGTAAATCAGTTGAGACATAAGTTGGTCGTGCAGCACCAGTTTTTGCCTGTTGTCCAGGATCTGCTTCCTTTTTTCTTCTTGCAGCAGATAGTCTTTCTGCCTTTGTCATACTTGCTCTCTTTGCAGAAGAGACACACTTTGGAGTTCCTTCTCCTGGTTCATCACTCGCACAAGTGCCACCAGTTACGACATTAACCCAACCACGTATACCCTCTTTTGATTTGGACTTACCAAACCAATCACGAAGACTTTCTTCATCGATTGAAGCACCATTCTCTTTACGAAGCATTCCTTCAGGATCTACCATAAATCCAGCAGGAATTGGTTTACACTTTTTATCTGTATAGCAATAATAGTTTCCTGGTTTGCACCTATTTTTCTTTTTTTCTTCGTTCATTTCACTGAAAGGTGACTTTGATTTTGTTTCTTCACCCTTTGCTCTTTTTTTACGAGCAGCACAATGAGCTTTCTGAGAAAATCCGCTAGGATTATCACAGTTTATTGATCTTTTATATTTGTCAGACCAACTCATTGAAAAAAGATATTACTCTTTACTATTTAGAAAACCTTGTTTGAGTAATTTTGATAATTCAGAAGTAGATCCTACAAATACTGCATTATTAGTTACATTACCAGTTGATTGTTTCGTATTATTTTCTTCCATCTCTTTTAATTTTTTCTGTAAATCTAGTAATTTATCGGTGGTGTCTCCAACACTTTTTATAATTTGTCCTGCAACTTCATATGCTCTTGGACTATCACTTTCAGCAGCCAATTCCATAATTCCATTTAGAGCTTCTTGACCCTTTTCAATCAAGGAATATAAGTTGGCTCTTGTGTATTGATAATCTTTTTTTATATCGTTAGTTTTTAAATCTTCAGCATAAGGTTTTATATCAGAAGAAGTTTTTTCAACTTCTACAATACTACTTTCAATATTCAGAGATTGATCAAGATTATTATAATTTGGCATAATATTTATCAGATATCAGTTTGTTGTGTTGGACTATAAGTTTTTGAATCCCCAAGATATTGCCAATCTTCATCAAAATCAAATGGATCTCCAGGATTAGCATTAATCGGATCAGGTTGAACTGTATATCTCATTTCTCTCTTAGCCGATTTAGTATCTGTGCTAGCGTATGTATCAACAATAACCTTACGAATCAGACCATCTGGATTGTCTGCAACAGGTCCAAATAGATAGGTTTTTGCTGTAAATTGTAAAGTATATATTAATGCTCTTCGAGTTGAAAAATCTCCTTCATAATCATCCTGAAAAGAAACATTATTCAAAACGACTGGAATATCTCTTTTTTCCCCGATTGATTCGATTAAATCTATTGTTATATTAAACGCTGGTTGAAAATATGGTAAAATCTGTTCTACAATTTGCAAAGAATCATCATTAAGTTTAGAAAGAATACTTAATTGAAAGCCAAAATTATAGGGAACTGGCATATAAACTTTCTTCATTTTATTTCCATCAACTGCTTTGAAAGTTTGAGATATTCCTGTTTTTCGCGTAGGGTCATATTCAATTGAAACCATTTCAAATGACATTCTTGGAAGAGAAATTTGAATTGGTTTATTTAAATTTGCTTGTTGTTCTAATCTCGCTAAAAATTTTTGAGCAGGACCATACGATAACGGAACTGATAATTCACTAATTACAGCATCTGAAGAATTTTTGTGTTTGATTTTTATATCATTGAACAAAGTTCCAAAACCAATAATAGTTTTACGAATAATCTCGTGATAGTAATAAGTTCCTAACATTAATAGACACCAAATGGATTTGATTCTGTAAAGTCGAGTATAAAATCTGCCTCTTTTTCTATTTCCTCATTTTGTCTATATTTATCAGTTATACTGGTGTTAGCTGCAGATACTTTAATAGCATATGCTGCTCCAGATTTATAACCAGTTATAATTTCACCAGGATAGAAAGTTCCGGTAATAATACCAACTTGTAAAATATGAGTATCACTATCCCATCTCTTAGTTCTAGCGGTTGTTCCTGACACTGAACCAGTAACAATTTCATTTTTCCAATAAGTTCCAACACCAACAGTCGCTGCTGCACCAATTGTAATTGTTGGTGTTGATATGTATCCACGACCAGAATTTATAATTCTAATTCCAGTGACCTGACCATTTGAATTTATAACCGACTTAGCAGTTGCAGTAACTCCAGTTCCTGTTGGTGCTGAAATTGTTATAGCTGGTGCAGTTGCATATCCAGTGCCATTACTAGACATTGTAATTGATCCAATTCCACTGGTTGTAATACCACAAGTGGCAGCAGCTCCAGATCCATTACCACCGCTAATTGTAATTGTTGGTGCAACAGTATATCCTGCTCCAGGATTAATAAGAAGAATTTCTTTAACTGAATTTACACCACCCTTAAATCTTGTAATTGCAACTGCCGATGCATTAATACCTCCAGATGGTGCACTGCTTATGGCAACAATTGGCGTTCCAGTATATCCATATCCATCATTATTTAAGAATATTTGTTGGATACCTCCACTTACAATAGACGAAGTTGCAGATGCATTAGTTCCAGCAGAAATTAATTGAAGATCGACAATGTATCCCTTATCTTCAAGAAGAGAATCGATTTCATCTACTAAAGTGTTAACAACTTCATCCTCATATTCAAATAATTCACATTTAAGTTCATAAACATAGTTTTTACCCAATTGATAAAAAGGTTGTTCGTGCTCGACGAATTTAATTTCAAACAATCTTTGACCAAGTGGGAAATAAATCATATCTCCTTCTCTTGGTCTAGTTTCAAGTTCTATTTCATTATCATTCATATCATTAAGAAATGGTGATATAAAATCTTCAAACCTTTCTCTGGAAATAGTTAGAGTTAATTCATCTCTTATACTCATTCCAAATTTTGTCAGAATATCTCCTGAACCACTATATCCATCATAAGTATTTACATATGCTTCAAGTGAAAAATTGTCATCAAATTTTGAAGATTGTATTTCTTTTAAAATTGTTTGCTTTCTTACAAACTTTCGCGGTATGTAAGTTACTTCTACACCATAAATTTTAAGTTGTTCATTAATTAACTCTTGTATTAATCTTTGTTCTCCTGGAGAACCTTGTAAAAAGAAAGGATTAAGTGCCATTATCCAATAAAATCGTAAGGTGGTAATTCATAATCCATTGACATTCTAGATTTAATTTGTTGTAATTCTCTTTCAGCATCTTCATAAATTTCTCTACCGTTTAGTTCAATACCACCAGGAAGTTTAACCCCTCTAAATTTAATTAAATTTTGACCCCATTGTCTTTTAATCAATGCCGTTAAATATATTTTCAAAAAACTATCATTATAAACGTTTGTGAATGTGTTAGGATCTAAAATCCTATAACAGTCAATAACAATAAAATTACCGACTGTTTGAGCTCCCCAGTCGATATCCAAATATAATCTATTTTGTCTCTTATTAAATCTTATTTGCTTATCTGTTGTAAGTAAAAAGTCAATATCTTCAAGATAAGACTTAACCATAGCATATTGTAAAAGTTCTACTGAATTAAAATAGTATAGATCATTTAAGAATAATTGATATTTTATACTAAACATTCCTCCAGAAATAGCACTCATATCAAACTTAAATATTTTTTCAATTCCAATTATTGAATCTGGAACTTGTATAAAATTAGAATTTTCATAAAAATTTGATGTTGTTGTTCCATATCCACTAATACTTTTTGAAGTTGATGATGTAGTTACAATTCCAACTCCATTAGTATTTTTAGCTTTACCTCTATTAATATCTTCTTCTGATATTTTATATTTTAAATACATTTTTTCCACACCATCAAAATGACGCTCCTGGAAATACTGAAGTGCGTCATCAACCAAATCATCTATTTGATCGTCGTCAACATTTATTTCTAACACGGGAGCCCCTAAACGCCTTAAACAATAATCTACAAGTTCTTGGCGACTTGATGGTTTTGCCATTAGAATCCCTCAGAATTTAAATTCTCTACTTTTTGAGTTTTTTTACTAATTTTGGAGTTTAAACTATCAATTTCACTGGTCAATTGATTAACTCTAGTTGATAACTCTTCAATTAATTGTGTTGAAGTCTTTAATCTTGCTTCTAGAGCAACTGTTTGCAAAAATAAATCAATTGATTTTTGTTGATATATTAAAATTAAAGTTTTGTAATCAGTTTCATTCATAGTTAACTATAAAAAAAGGTGGGAGACTCCCCACCCATATTTATAAGTTATAATCTATTTATTAGAATGATCCACCATCTATTGTGATATTCTCAAGATTTCTAGTTGAACCAGTGCAGGTGATGAGTTGAGATTGACCCGCACAGTCATTAATGAAAATACTTTCGACTTCAATAGACGCATATGCATTTGCAGCAACTGTTAATACACTACTAGCTTCTGTAACCTCATCAGCAAATACAATTCTTGATGCAGAGTCATCCCAGAATACAGCAGCTTTCCTAGCCGAACCACTAAAATAATGAAATAGAACACCAATATCAATGTTTAAATCAGATGTAGGTGCAACTAGAGATCCAGAGCTATTGATAAGACCAATCTCAATTAGACTGTCTTCAACTTTTAATGTTTCAGTATTAACAATAGTTTGTGATCCCAAAACTGATAGGTTGCCAGTAACCGTGAGATTACTTGAAATACCTACAGCACCAGTTCCATTAGTTATTGTAATTGCACTAGTGCCGTCACTTGCTTGAATATTAGGTGTTATGACCGTAGGAGCACTTAAAGAGGTCCCAACAACTACTGCATTTGGAAGACCAACAGTTATGGTTTGACCTGATACTGCAGTTTCAATTTCGTTAGCAGTACCAGCAACAGTTAGTGTTTGTGATGTAGAAACGGAACCAGTACCACTATCACCTGCAAGAGAAGTTGTTACATCAACAGCATCAACATAAGCCTTAACTGCTGCTTGTGTTGGTAAATAATTATTGCTGTTTTCTGCAAGTGTGGTGCTCGTTGAAATACCAGTAATACCAATGCCAGAAGTTCCACTGAGAATTAAAGTGCCAGTAGTTGTGATACCAGAGATATTAAGACTTGAAGCACTTGCATTTCCCAAAACTGGAGTTACTAGTGTTGGAGTATTAGCGAATACAAGTGCTCCAGTTCCTGTTTCATCGCTAACTGCAGATGCAAGGTTTGCTGATGAAGGAGTTGCAAGGAATGTAGCGACGTTTGCACCAAGACCAGTGATATTTGCAAGAGCAAGATCACCACTAAAAGTTGTTGCAGTAACGATACCAGAGAAACTACCATTTCTCCATCTCTGAGAACCAGTACCGAAGTCATAGGTTGCATCAGTGTTTGGAATGATATTTGAGTTAACATCCGCAGCGAATACAACATTATCACTTGCTGCATCACCAAGAGTAATTGTACCACCTTCAAATGTGACTGCACCTACAAAGGTTGATATACCTGCAACATAAACATTACCAACAACTGATAGTCCTGCACCAACAGTTACATTTTTATCTACTCCCAGACCTCCATCAATTTGTACCGCACCAGTATTGGGGTTACCTAAGGTATTATCAGTAGTGTCTGAAAATGTTGAAATTCCAATAAAAACAGGGTTAGCAGACCCACTTCCCCAACTTAAATTACCATTGCCATCATTTAGTAATACGGTATTAGATCCGCCTTGAATAGCTGGAAAATAAAAGGTTACCGCTGCTCCCACTGATGCTG